GGCCGATGCCGATAACCGCGACCTCACCGCTGAGGAGCGCCAAACCTTTGACCGGATCAACGCCGACCTCGTCAGCCGCAAGCAGCTGATCGACGATGTGCTGGTCGCTGAGGCCCGCGAGGCTGAGATCGTTCGCAGCATGGAGGGCCGTGAGGCCGCCGTTCGTCCCGCCGCCGCCGCTGTGGCGCAGCGTGACGACGTCGACGTCATGCGCAGCCTTCTCCGTGGCGAGATCCGTGCCGCCGAGTTCGAGCGGCGCACGGTGCTCAAGACCTCGAGCAACGCCCCGGTCCCGACCACGTTTGCAGACCAGGTGTTCGACCAGGCCCGCCTCGTCGGGCCCATGCTCGACCCCGCGGTCGTTTCCGTCCTGAACACCGCATCGGGTGAAAACTATGTCATCCCGACGCTGTCCACGTTCAGCACGGCCGGCCTCGAGGGTGAGGCTGCCAGCATCGACGCCAGCGACCCGGCGTTCGGCAAGGTCACCCTCGGGTCGTTCAAGTACGCGTTCATCACGCAGGTTTCTGCGGAGATGGCCGCGGACTCGAACGTCGACATCCTCGGGTTCGTCGCGCAGCAGGCCGGCAACGCCGTCGGCTACGCGGTCAACTCGGTGCTCACCACCGGCACTGGCACGGTTCAGCCCACGGGCATCGTGACCGCGGCCGGTTCCGGCATCACGGGCGGCACCAGCGTGTCGGGTGCGTTCTCGGCCGACAACCTCATCGACCTCGTCTACTCGACGGACGGTGCGGCGCGTCGACTCCCCGGGTACGGCCTGATGGCGAACGGTGCCAGCATCGGCGCCATGCGCAAGCTCAAGACCAGCGGCGGCGACTACGTGTTCGTGCCGACGTTGCAGCCGGGCACCCCGGACACCATCCTCGGGTACCCGCTGATCGAGAACCCGCACATGGCGTCGACCGGTTCGGCGACCAAGTCGGTCATCGCCGGTCACTTCCCGTCGTACATGACTCGTACGGTGGGCGGCATCCAGGTCGCACGGTCGGACGACTTCGCGTTCCAGAACGACCTGGTCACCCTGCGATTCATCATCCGCGTCGACGGCAACCTGTTGCAGTCGTCGCACGTCAAGTACTTCATCGGCAGCACCAGCTGACGTACTAGACACCAAGACGTCGGTGGCGGCCTCGTGCGCAGGCGGGGCCGCCACCGACACCCTCCACTGCGCTGGAAAGGAAAACCGAGGTGGGTAATGCTCGTAGAAATCCGCGGAAACATCGTGAACCTGCCGGACCCCGTAGCAAGGCTGCTGCTCGAGGAGGGTCGCGCCAACCTGCCGGAAACGGCGACCCTCTCACCATCGGATGGGTCAGTAACGCCCCGTGGGCGGCGACAGGGTACGGCGGGCAAACCGCGCAAGTCATAGCCCGCCTAGCTGGTGACGGCCACAATGTCGCGGTGATGTCGAACTATGGGCTTGAGGGTGCGGGTTCGGATTGGGGCGGCATCAAAGTTTTCGCCCGCGGCGCTGAGGCGTATTCGAATGATGTGGCGCCGGCACAGATGCAGGAATGGCACCAACAGCACCCGGACACCAAACCCTTACTCATCACACTGTATGACGTGTGGGTGTTCAAGGGTCCACAGTGGGATAACTGGCCGATTGTGTCATGGGTGCCCATCGACCATGCCCCGTGCCCGCCGCAGGTAGCAGCCTGGTGTGCACGGGACAACGTCACCCCGTTCGCCATGTCAAAGTTCGGGCAGAAGGCCCTGGCCGACCTCGGCATTGAATCCATTTATGTGCCGCACGCCATCGACACCAAGGTGTTCAAACCTACCCCGCACCTGGTCGACGCGGACGGGTCGCGGATTACGGGCCGACAGTTGATGAACGTGACCGATGACCAGTTCGTGGTCATGTTCGGTGCCGCAAACAAGGGCGTGTATCCGACGCGCAAAGCGTTCGCCGAAAACCTGATCGCGTTCAAGATGTTCGCCGAACGCCACGATGACGCCGTGATCTACCTGCACACTGAGGCGCATGGCGCTATGGGTGGCATCAACCTGGCCGACCTGCTCGACGCGGTGGCGTTGCGCAAAGACCAGGTCAGGATCGTTGACCAGTACGCGTACCGGGCACCATTGGGGGCGGATTATTTGGCGGCGTGCTATACGGCGGCCGACGTTTTCCTGGCCGCGTCTAAGGGTGAGGGTTTCGGGATTCATGTGCCGGAGGCGCAGGCGTGCGGCACCCCGGTCATCGTCTCGGATTTCACCGCGCAGCCGGAGCTGGTCGGTGATGGTTGGGTGGTCGACGGGCAACCTGACTGGGATCCGATGCAGCGGTCGTGGTGGATCACCCCCAACATCGGCACCATCGTCGAAGCCCTCGAGGCCGCCTACCAGCGGCAGCGGGGCACCAGTCATCGGGCTGTCGAGTGGGCGCAGGCGTTGGATTGCGACCGCGTGTTCGACGAGTTTTGGCGGCCGGCGTTGCGGGCGGTGACGGCGTGAGGCTGGCGTGGTTGACTCATCATTTGCCGCGGCCGGATGACGCGCAAGATAACCCGGCGCATCTGCCGGGCCGGTTCGCTGGTGGCGCGGAGATGACTGACGCGGAGCTGCTCGAGCTGGCGCCCGCCGGTGTCGAGGTGACCCTGTTGGCTGCGGATGAGTGGGAGCGGGCGCTGGACGCCGACCACATCATCATCACCGGCACCGATTTCCTTGAGGATGAGGCGTGCATGGTGTTGGCTGGTCGACAGCCGACGGTGTTCGTGCATCACAAGCAGACCCGCCGCCCTGGTGTCGCGGCCTTGTTGAACGGCTGCCGGGTGCTGATCGTCCACACCCCGGCGCATGAGGCCGTAGAACGGTCGTGGACGGCGCCGCAGCGGGTGGAGCATGTCCTGTCACCCCTGCGCACTTCGGACTGTCACACGGGCCCTAAAGGGGATCACGCGGTGTGGGCGCAACGGTGGCATCCGTTGAAGGGCCCCCTGGCCGCCAAATACTGGTCAGCCAAACAAGGCATCCCGCTGCGTATGCTGACGAACGTGCCACGGGCCGACGTGCTTGAGGCCATGTCTACGGCCCGCTGGTGGGCTCACCTGCCGCTAGGTTTCGAGTCCGAGTCACGGGCCACCATTGAGGCCGTCCTGTCGGGGTGTGTCCCGGTTGTGAACCCGAACGTGGGCGTGTCCAGTGTTGAGGGTTGGGATGACCCGGTGAGGTTGCGGGACATGGTTGACCAGGCCGGGCACCGATTCTGGCAGGTGGCGGTATGAACGACGTCGGCGTGCTGGTGCCCACCATCCGGGCCGGTAGTGTGCAACGTGTCGTCAACGACCTGTTCGCCACGGTGGACGCCGCTCACGTCGACCTAGTTTTCGTGTGTGAGATGGATGACCAGGTCACCCGGTTGGCGGTGGCTGACCAGATGACGGCCGACGCCTCGGTCAAACTCATCCTGAACGAGAACGCCCGAAACTATGCGGGCGCGATCAACACGGCCATCGCCCGCACCTGGTACCCGTACCTGTTCATAGGAAGCGACGACCTACACTTCCATCCCGGTTGGTTGCCGCCGCTGCTTGAGGCCGCCCACGAGTTCGGCATGGTCGGCACCAACGACCTACACAACCCCGACGTGGTCGCCGGCAGGCACGCCACCCATTACCTGGTGCGCCGTGACTATGCGCTGACCGGATGTGTCGACGCCCCCGGGAAACTGCTGCATGAGGGTTACACCCACAACTACACCGATACCGAGGCGGTGCAGACAGCCATGGCTCGAGGCCAGTACGCGCACCGGGCCGACAGCATTGTCGAGCACCTGCATCCGGCGTGGGGTTTAGCGCAGGTTGACGAGGGATACCGGAAATCATTGACGACGGCGGGGGACGACGCCGGCCGTTACGCCGAGAGGATGCCGCTGTGGAAATCGCTGTAACCGGGGCCGCCGGTTTCATCGGATCGAACCTAGTGCGACGACTGGCGCAGTTCGGCCACAGCGTGCACGCCTATGTTGACGCCCTACCCGATGACCCGACCCGTATGGCATCATTGGACGCGGCCAGGCATGTCTATATCGCCGACCTCACCCGCGACCATGTCGACTTCACTGGTGTCGACCAGGTGTACCATCTGGCCGCCGACATGGGTGGCGTCGGATATTTCCACGTCCACGACTTCTGGCCCTACTTGAATAACTCGCGCATGACTTTCACGGTGCTCGAGGCCGCCATCAAAGCCGACGTTCCCCGCGTGTTCCTGGCCTCGTCGGCGTGCGTGTATCCGACCGAGATACAGATGCGGGAAGGTAACGCGCCATTACTGTCCGAGGATCTTATTGAGTCGGGGAAACCTGACCAGATGTATGGCCGCGAGAAACTGATGATGTTGCGGCTGGGGCAGCGGGCCCCGATTGACTGCCGTGTCGGCATCATTCACACGGTGTACGGTGTGGGGCAGGAGCGTGAGGGGGAACGCATGAAGTTCCCGACGGCGATTGCGACGAAGATGTTGGCGGCGCGGGACACGGGCCGAGTGGAGATTTGGGGCAACGGTCGACAGCTGCGGTCGTATCTGTGGATCGACGACGCGGTCGACAAGATTCTCGCCGTAATGGCTGAACCTGAGAATGGTGGCCCGGTGAATATCGGCCGGCAGGGTGCGGCCACGGTGCAGGACATCGCCGACCTCTGCGCCGACATCGTGGGCATCGACCCTGAATACACCTATACGGATGACATGCCGAGTGGTGTGCTGTCCCGCGACTGCTCAAATGAGAAGTTCTGGAATCTGTACGGGCATATGGAACCCACCGGCTACCGCGAGGGTTTCGGCAGACTCATCGAATGGTTAGACAACGGAGGCACCGGTGCCGATAACTAACGGATACTGCACCCTGGACGACATCAAGGCGGCGCTACGCATCACGGACAGCGTCGACAACTCCCTCCTCGAGCTGGCCGTTGAGTCGGCGTCCCGTATGGTGGATTCGTTCACCGAGCGCACTTTCTACAACGGGGGCACGGCTACGAGGGTTTACGCGGCGAACCGTACCGACCTGGTGCAGATCGACGACTGCCGCACCATCACCACCCTGGAAACGTCGAGCAACGCCGACTATGTGTATGACCAGACGTGGACGGCAACCGACTACCAGGGTGAACCGTTGAACCAGTTGGTGGCGGGGCAGTCGACCCCGTTCACGCGGATCCGGGCCACCGGCGACTACAACTTCCCCGTGTACGCCAACGTGTCCACGGTGCGGGTGACCGGAGTGTGGGGTTTCGCCACCGTGCCGACGGCGATCAAGCAGGCCACCATCATCCAGGCCGCCCGCGAGTTCAAGCGGTTTGATTCGCCGCTCGGTGTCGCCGGCTACGGTGACATGGGTGTGATGCGGGTGAGCCGCTACCTGGATCCTGATGTGGAGATGTTGGTGCGGCCGTGGATGCGTAACACGAACGCGGTGGCGTGATGCCGACGGTGACCGAGCTGCGCACTGGGCTCGCCACCAGGCTCGCCACCATCAGCGGGCTACGCACGTCCGCCACTATCCCTGACCAGATCAATCCACCGGTCGCCATCGTCAGCCTTGACAGCATAACTTATGACGAGGCGTTTGCCCGGGGTTTGGATGAGTATCAGTTCATTGTCACGGTGTTTGTGGGCCGTGTCGCGGAACGCACGGCACAGAACGCGCTCGACGCGTACCTGGCGCCGACCGGTTCCGGCAGTGTCAAAACCGCTATCGAGGGTGATCGTAGCCTCGGCGGGAAGGCGCAAACATTGAGAGTTACCGACATGAATGGCATTTCGCCAACCACTGTCGGTGATGTGCCCTACCTGACGGCACAGTTCGCAGTTATCGTTTACGCGTAGGAGGTACGCCGAAAATGCCAAAATATGCCGCAACAGATCACACCATCACCATCAACGGTGGCACCGTTTCCACGTTCGTTCAGTCGGTTGATCTTTCGCTGTCAGCCGACGAGCTTGACACCACCGGTTTCGGTGGCGAGTGGCGGACCCGCACGACCGGTTTGAAGTCCGGGTCGATCACTCTCAACTTCTACCAGGCGTTCGGTGCTGCCGAAATCGACGCCACCCTGTGGCCGCTGTTCGGGTCTCAGGCAACCGTGGTTGTGAAGCCGACCGGCACAGCGACCAGCGCAACCAATCCCGCCTATACTGCGTTGTGCACGGTCACGCAGTACCAGCCGTTTGCCTCGAGCGTCGGCGACATCGCTACACTCTCCGTTACCTGGCCGACCACGGGCACCGTGTCCCGCGGCACGTCCTGACCTCTCACCGAAAGGATCCTGCGCTATGAGGATGGCATTGACGGTCCAGTACCTTGACGGGTCGGCCGCCGCCGTTATGACAGCGGCGGCCGACCTGGTCAAGTTCGAGGAAAGATTCAACCGCAGCGTCGCAAAACTAGAAACCGAGCTGCGGCTGACTGATCTGTGTTTCCTCGCCTGGCACGCACTACGCCGCACTGGTCAAACCGGTCTAGAGTTTGACGCGTGGCTGGACACTTTGGCCACCGTTGAACCGGGCGGTGGGGATACTGAGCTTATCCCTTTGGAGAGCACAGCGCCCACTGGTTGATCGCTTATCTTTCGTGCGAAACCGGGATCGCGCCGGACGTTTTGCTAAGGCAAACGGATCGCATGATTTTCACCATGACGCGATACCTGCGGTGGCGTGCTACTGAAATGAACCGACCACGGTAGGAGGTCAGGGCGTGTACGTCAAAGTTACTGGAACATCCAACGCGTTGCGCGCCCTACGGCAACTTGACCCTGAGTTAGCTAAGGAAATAGGCAAAGATTTAGCTGCGGCCGGTCGCACAATTGCCAATGATGCGAAGGCGTTGATCCCGTCTGAGCCACCTATGCGCAACTGGCGCACCACACCGGCAGGTCGACCTCGAGGCCGTCAAAGCCGCGAAGGTGTAATGACCTCCCAGGTGTCTCGAGGTGGTCGGGGCTGGCCGGAATGGACTGGTCAAAAATACCGCGCCAGTTTGCGTACCCGTCGACGCCAGTTCGAGCTGACCATTGACAGCGCCCGGGATCCCGCCGGCATGATTTACGAGCTGGCCGGTACAAAGGGAGGCAGGGGGCGCAACTCGGCGGGAAGCCCACAAGGCCGCCAGTTCATCGCCAACCTGTCACCCGTTCGGAGTTCCACGGCGGGCCGCAGATCAAGCCGGGCGATGGTTCAATCATTGAAGCGCAACTATCGAGGCACGCGCACGAAACTCGAGCAGGCCACCGACCGCACGATGACACGTTTGCAGAGGTTACTTGATGGCTAGTCCAGCGGGTAAGGGCATCGTCCTACGCATAGGCACTGAATACAGTGACCGCGATATCAAGCGGGCTATGGCCGACCTCGGCAAACTACAATCGCAGGTCAATGGTCCGGCTGCGGCTATGACCAAGTTTGGTACGTCGTTGCAAGACGCGGGTCGCAAGATTGGCGGGTTTGGTAGGTCGCTGACCACCGCTCTGACGTTGCCGCTTGTTGCGGCTGGTGCTGGCGCTTTCGCCATGATTCAGAAGGCGAGCGACCTACAGGAAACTATTTCCAAAACTAACGTTGTGTTTGATAGTGCGGCGTCGTCGATCCTTGATTGGTCGAAAACGTCGGCGACTGCTTTGGGCCAGTCGCAGACGCAGGCGTTGAACGCTGCTTCTACGTTCGCCATTTTTGGTAAGTCTGCTGGCCTGTCGGGTGGCGCGCTTGTCGACTTTTCCACGACTTTAGTCGGGTTGGCGACTGACCTAGCATCCTTCTCGAATACGACGCCGCAGGAAGCGGTTGACGCTTTGGGTGCGGCGTTGCGCGGGGAAAGTGAACCTATCCGGCGCTACGGTATTTTGCTCGATGACGCTACGTTGAAGGCTGAGGCGTTGGCGTTAGGCATTAGTGATGGTAAGACGACGTTGACGCAGCAGCAGCGGGTGTTGGCTGCACAGTCAGCGATCTTGAAGCAGACAAGCGACGCCCAAGGTGATTTCGCTCGAACATCTGATGGTTTGGCGAATCAGCAGCGAATCTTGAAAGCCGAGTTGGAGAACGTCGGCACCGAGTTGGGCGTTGTGTTGTTGCCGGTGGCGCAAACTGTTGTCGCGTTTATCCGTGACGAGTTTGTACCGCGTGTGCAAAAACTTGTTGACGGCTTCAAAGCCCTCAGCCCGGAAATGCAGAACATGGTATTGATCGGGGGCGGCCTGGCCGCCGCATTAGGTCCGGCGCTACTTGTGCTCGGCCCGATGGTTTCGGCGTTCGGTGGACTGTTGAAGTTCCTGGCCCCGGTTGTTTCTGGCCTGGGTGCCGGTGGTTTGGCGGGCGCATTGAGTGCGCTAGCTGCGCCAGCGGCGATCATTGTTGCCGCTATTGCCGGCATTGTGGCGATCTTGGTCGCGTTGTGGCGTGAGTCCGAGGCTTTCCGTAATGGTGTGGTTGCGTTGTGGGATGCGGTGCGGCAAGCCGTCGGTCAGGCGGTGGACTTCATCAAAACCAAGTTCGATGAGAATAAGGAAGGGTTGGATGCGCTGCGTGGCGCGTTCCAATTCCTTGGCGACATGATCGCCCAATACGTTATACCGGCTGTCCAAACGTATTTGGTGACAGCGTTTGACGTGTTAGCCAAGGTGCTTGGTTTCGTGATCGATGTCATGGGTGATTTGATTACGACTGGCCGCACTGTGGCTGTTGAGTCTTTGCGTACGGCGGCGTTCATGGTGCGCGCGTATTCGCAGGCTGTCGACTCGGTGCTGAGTGTGGTCGGCAATCTGATCAATGGTTTGGCGTCGGCGTTCGGCGGCCTGCTGCCATTCTTGAATGACGCTGCGGGTCGGTTCAATGATTGGCGCAACAGCACTGTCACAAACGTCAACGGTGTCGCTGTCGCACTCGACGACATGGCGGCCAAACTTGAAGCGGCGACACAGCCGCGCGTAGTCGATATCGGTGTCAGGACGTTTGAGTTGCCGGGTGGCGGCATTGTGCCGCCCGGATTTCAGGTCCCCAGCCAAGCACCTACACAGACCGTTCCGATGGTTACGCCAACCACAGGGACCACGGCAGCACCGAAGAAAACGCCGTGGGAGCAGTTCGTTGAGGATATGCGAGAGGGCCGCGAGCGTGCTTTGGCTCGTGCACGGCTTATCGGCCGTGGCATCCCTGAGCAACTAGCCGATGCGATTGTTGGCCGTGAAGGTTTCCAGCGGATCACTGCACGTTTGCTCGCCGGCGGTCGTGAAGTATTGAGCCGTTTCGTCAATCTGTGGCTGGAATCCGCTGACGGCCGCGCTTCGATCAAATCCGCCGTCGACGCGATTGTCCAGAGGGCACAGGAAGGCATTGACAAGCTCAAGGAAAAGACCAGAGAGTTTGGCACAGTGCAAGGTGACTTTCTGCGGACCTTTCTCCAGTTTGGCCGCGTCAGCGCAGTGCAAATACCAGAGGGTTTGGATATGACGGCGGGCGCTATCACGGCTGGATTATCCGAACGGCTTTCGATGACGCGCGAGTTTTTCCGAGCGTTGAAGCAGTTGCAGCGTCTTGACCTGCGAGCGCCAACATTGTTGGACATTCTGCGGCTTGGCCCTGAACAGGGGCTGCCGTATGCACAGGCAATCCTCGCCGGCGGCCAAATCGCCATCGACGAAATCAATCAACTGTCTGCCGCTTTCGCTGCCCCCTCGGCGGCGGGTGGTTTGGCCAATCTCGGCGCTGAGCTGGTTACTGGAACAACCCGCGCGGACCTGATCGCGGGCCAACAGTTCCAGGTGCAGGCGGGCGCGGTGCAGATCACGGTGAATGGTGAGGTGACGGCGACGGTGCGGAAGCAGATCACGGACGCGGTCACGGATGCGTTCAGTCAGGTGGGACGGGAGGCCCGCACCAGGGGCCGGGCAGGAGTCAGGTAATGGGTGTAGGTACGGCGTTCCCTAATGCTGACCCGGTGGTGGTGGGGTCGTGGGCTGCCTATAACAACGGCACGGTGGTGGCGTTCGGGTCGGCTGACGCCTATCTAGCGGATTCGTCGGATTCGACGTGGGTGCAGTGCACGGCGGTGCCGACGTCGTCCCGCGCCAACATGAACATGGATTTCGAGAATGTGGTGACGGGAGGCTCGGTCATTGGCCGGATCCGGCCGGCGGCCAGGTTGCAGTCGTCCGGCATCGTCACGGTCGCTGTGTTGTCGGGTGGCTCACAGTTGGCGGCGTTGGAAACTACGGCGGCGGGTGCGTCACCGGTGGCGTATTTCGGTGGGTGGGTGAACCCGCCGGCGAGCGGCGGCACCTCGGGCTGGTCGACGGCTACACTCAACGCCGCCACCCTCTACTGTTCGACGCCGTCGACGAATCTCAGGTTCGTGCAGTTGCGGGTCGAGTATGACCTGGTGTCGACGCCGTCGGTGGGGACGGTGGTGGCGACACCGTTGACGACGGACCGGCCGACGATTTCGTGGACGTATTCGGATGCGGATTCGGGGGCGCAGTCGTCGGCGGTGGTGAAGGTGTTTTCGTCGGCGGTGTTTTCGGGTACAGCGTTCAACGCTGACACGTCGACGTCACTGTATTCGACGGTGGTGGCTGGTGCGGGGACGTCGATTGTGCCGGACACGGCCATTGGCGCTAACGGGCTGGTGTTCCGTGCGTACGTGAAAACGGTGTCGGACAAGTTCACGGTGCCGGTGACGTCGGCGTGGCAGAACAGTGTCACGCAAACGTTGGCGTTCACGCCGATTGGTGCGCCGACGGTGTCGGTGTCCTGGGATGACACGTTCAAACGGGCCGCGGTCACGGTAGTCGGGTCGGCGTCCCCGTACCGGTACACGGTGACAAGGTCCGGTGCCACGATCGGGACAGCGTTGGACACGATGCCGACGTCGGGCAGCGTCGTCCTGTACGACTACACGGCGCCACGGGGCACCGCTGTCGTGTATACGGCGACTATCACGGCCGCGGGCACGGCACCGCAGATCACCAGCCCGGAGGCTACGGGCACGGTGACGACAACTAATGCGACGTCGTGGGAGTTGCGCAGCCTTGACGCCCCCATGACGTACTACATCACTGACGTGCCGGTGGCCGGGGTGTCGTGGACACAGTACGAGGGCGTGCAGGTGTTCCGGCCGCTCGGGTCAAGACGCCCCGTCGTGGTGTCAGGTGACCTACACGGCGACGACGGGAACCTGGCGTTCACCACGTCCAGCCGCCTCTCCTGGGAAACGGTCAAATCCCTGGTGGATGTGCAGGGGGAGCTGCTGCTCACGTCACCGTTCCGGTCAGCGGCCGGCGTGAACGACGCCTACATCATCCGGCTCACGTCCCGGGATTGGGTGTCTGAGGGCACGCTCACGAACCCGGTGCAACGCTTGAACGTTGGTTTCGTGGAAACCGACTATGACGTGTCCCGCATTTACGCTAGGAGGATCCCGATGGCAGTGAAGCACAACCGGATCTCGGTGGGCACCGCGGCCACCGAACTGAACCTGACCGAGACCGACTCGCAGCCCGGCCAGC